TAGCTATTGGATTGATATTAATTCCTTCATTTGAAAAGATGAGAGATGTTGATTGGAAAGTTGTATTATCATTACTAGCTGGTATTGCTCTGATTATATTCTCTATATCAATATTAACTGTTGCGGCTGCAAGAACAACAACTTGGGAAAAGACTTTAGAAGCATTAGTAGTAGCATTAGGTACATTGGCGGCTATTGCGGTATTCCTTCCTGCTATTGCAAAAGCATTTGAAGCAATGAAAGGTATCGGATGGACTGAGTTTGCAGTATTAATGTTAGGTTTCTTAATTCCTTTTGTTGCTGTACTTATAGCTGTTAAATCAATGACAGAAATTGCTCCTAAATTTGCTGCAGCTGCTGGCAATATTGCTTTAGGATTTATTGCGATTGCCGCTGCGATTGCTGCAGTAGCTATTGCTATTGGATTACTTAAAGAAATGTTCTCACCTGGTAGTACATTAATTGGTCAAATGTTAATGAAGGGTGAAGCTGAAGGTATTAAGAAAGGCTCTAAAAAACTTTATGATGAAAATGAAAAAGCTCAAGAAGGATTACTTGAACAAACTGAAGATATTGACCAAATAAATTCGCCTTCTAAGAAATTTAGATACTATGGTAAGATGATTGACAGAGGTCTTGCACAAGGTATAACTAGAAATAGAAGAGTTGCAATTAAAGCTGCAGCTGCTCTTGCTATATTCACTAATGAAGGATTCTGTGAAGAACTTGGTATTGCATCACCTTCAAAAGTATTCTATGAGAATGGTCGATTTGTTGTTAGAGGTTTCATTAATGGTTTAAATGATGAAAGTAATAAGAACAAGAAGGCTGGTGCTGATATGGCCGAAGGCTTTACTGAAGGTATGGACAATATGATGGATGGAATGAAAGATAAATGGTCCGGATTATGGTCTGAACTTGGCATGGATGAAGATATTAAGAAGGCTATTGAAGAAGGTACTGAAGGTGCTGGATCAGTATTTGCTAATGGTTTACTTGATGAATTAACGGGTGAAGATAGCACTATTGTAAGACAATTAAGTGCCGCTGAAGCTCAAGAGTTATCAAGACTTAAAGGCATACAAGCTGAGCGAGATAAAGCACTTAAAGAATTTGATAGAAGTTGGTCTGGTCCTCATGATGAAAGTTATACATCTACAAAACAAAAATTATCAGATAGTTACGGAAAGAATCTTGATGCACAAATTGCGGCTCTTGAAAGTAAAGCTGGTCAAGTAACTAAGAAAAATAGTGGATTATCTGGTTTATTTAGTAGTATATTTGGCGATTCACTAACTAATTTAACAAAAGATACAAGTATTAAAGATAAACTTAAAGAAGTTGGTAGTTATGTTGGTAATGGAATTATGGGCATTTTTGATACTGATTCAAGTGAAGGACAAACATTTAGTGAAAAAGCTTCTGGCTGGTTTAATGGTGTTTTAGAAGATCTTGGAATAAAATCTGAAGGTGAAGGAAATAAGACTGGTTCTACTGTTGGCGGTAATATTGTCGATGGTGCAGTTGCCAAATTTAGTACTGCAGAAGTACAGGATAAACTTGTTACTATGGGCAAAAAGATAGGTGATGCTGTTGGTAATGGAATTTATGATGCATTAACTGGTTGGGTTTCTGATGCTTTGGATTGGCTCAGTGGTACAAGTCGACAAAATTCAATTAGAAAATATAATGATGCTTTAATTGAATCATATATGGATCATTATGGTATTAATGATAATCATTTTGTAAGTTTAATGCATATTGCAATGGGTGAGAAAAAAGATATTATTCTAACTCCAGAAAATGTAAATGAAATTTATAAAGAATACAAAAAATATCAGGATGAAGATAAATATGTATCAAGAATTGATTTAACTAATTTTGGCGGATGGATTGCTGATGTTTTACAATCACCTACTCAATATCAAATGAATGGTTTTGAAATACATGGTGAAGGTGGAAAAACATATTCGACAAGTCAAGATACAGAACATAATAGAAATCTTCTTAAAACTGGTTTAGAGAAGACATATGGATTAACTTATACAAATGCTGAATTTGAAAAAGTATTTAGAGAAGCAATATTAAATAATATTTTCGATGATAGTAATAATACAGATCTTAGTCGTATGTTTAGTGGCTATACACCAAAAAATAAAACTCTTAATGCATTTGTTCAATATATTCAAACTGATTTATTTAAATCTATATTGGAAGATGCATATGTTACAAGATCTGAAGCATATGATATAATTAGAAAAAATAAAGGATATAGTGATAATAGAAATCCTTATGATCAAAAGAATACTTTTGGAGAACTTGAAAAAGTAGTAGAATACGTTAAGAAGAATAAAAACTATGAAATGACTGGTGAAGATATTATAAAAATGTTTTACCAGGGTATGGAGAATCAATGGCTTAAAGAAGAAAATGGTTTAATTGAAATAAGTGGATTAACATTTAATGCATTTGTTCAGAAAATATGCGATTTACTTGGTATTAAATCACCTTCAACAGTTGCAATGTCTATAATGGATTACTTTATGCAAGGTCTTGGTATTGGTATTGAAGATGGTACTAAACCTTTATTAGATACATTAACTGATACAACGGGATTATTGACTGATTCTACAATTACTGGTCTGAATGCAATGGTTAATGCTCTTGAAGAAGATGTTCAACCTCAAATTACTCCAGTAATAGATGCAGATGCTGTAAATAATGGTATATCATCTATTAATACATCATTTGCTAATCTAAATCCTACAATGCAAGCAACTATTGATTCATTCCATGATGATGCACCAAATTATAATGGACAGTTAGCAATATTAGCTAATGCAATTAATGGAACAAATACACTTGTTAATAATCTTATGCAAATGTTAGCAGAAGGTGACATTGTTACTGTTAATGTTACTGGAGAAGTTGATACAAATAATCTGTATGAACTTGTAGTTAACACAAATCGTGAGAAATTTAAACAAACTGGTAAAAACAAATTAATGTCATACTAGGGAAAGGAGGAATAATAATACATGGCAAAAGGTGAAATAGAATATATTAGTTATGAACCTGGTTGGAGTCAAACAAAAGGCTATTTCTTAACTGGTATTGTTCAATTTAAATTTAATTCAAAATATTATTTAACTAAAAATAGTGTTAGAATATATTATAGACCTTTAGCATCTCAATCTGATGCTGATTATGTTGATATTGTTCCTCCAGACTCTACTGAAACTGGAACAAATATATTAAAAGCTGATAGTTGGCAAAAACCTTATACACCAACTTTACAAGCTCAAAAGAGTTATGAAGATATTTCAGCTTTGATAAATAATGCTGTAAAAATAGTAAAAGGTCTTAGTAATGATAAATATGTTGTTAAATTTACTATTTCTAATCTTACTGGTAGTACACTATATGTTACTGCAGCTCGTTTAAGGTTATTTAATTCAAAAGGTGATTACAAGACGTATGTAAGAGCTCCAGAAAATGAACAAGGTAATTTTGGTTTCACTACTATGACTTCACCAAATTATATTTTTGAAAACCAAACTTTATTTTGTGTTGCTAAATATAGTCTTGGAACAAATAATACTTATACAACTGATTGGGAAGATTTTACTGATTGCATAAAGTTACCTTCATATGATGTAAATTCCGAAGATGTGAATGAAGATTGGGAAGATGCTGACTATAAAACTCATCGTATAGCTGTAAGAAAGAAAGTAAATGGAAAGTTTGAAATGATTTTCCCAACAATGACTCGTTATAAAGAATTTCTTAATTATATTGAATTAAGTAAGCAATTAAATGGTGATGGCATAGCATATGTGGAATTAAGATTACAAGTTAATAACATTCTTGATATACAACCAATGTTAGACATATCTCAAACGAAATGTGTTAATTACATTGGTAAGTTCTTTATCAAAATAGATAATAATGCTTGGGTTCAACCAATATTTGGACATTATGATAAGTATAGTCCATTAAGTATTACTATACAAGAAGCTTAAGCATTTTATTTCCCCGTTTTAGAGCTGGCTCTGTGGAATTTCTTCGAGGGTCAGCTCTTTTGTTTAATTACGAAGCTTGCTGAGAAATTCAGTTTGCTTGCAAAGTATATTATTGATAGGAGGTGATCAGGTGAATTGGGTTATATAAGATTAAACGAAAACCCACATGGGATTCTTGTAGATGATTGTGTTATACGAGCAATCTCTACAGCTACTGGACGAAGTTGGGATGATGTATATTTGGACTTAATGTTGGAAGGTCTAGAACATAAAGATTACCCTAATAAGAACGTAATTTGGTGGAACTATCTACAAAGAAAAGGTTATAAACGATTTATTATTCCAGATACTTGTCCAATGTGTTACACTTTAAAAGATTTTGTTGAAGACCACCGTCATGGTATTTATATTGTCGGCGATGGAAGCCATGTAGTAGCAGTTGTTGACGGATATTACATAGATAGTTACAATTCTGGTAATATGTCAGTCTTGTATTACTTTACTACAAAATTTTAAAGGAGGATTTTAATGAGAAAGAAGAAAGAAGAGAATTTTGATCCAAGTTTATGGATTACATTATTTACTACAATGTTTACAACAAATAATAATTCTTCAAATATTGTATTAGAAAAGCAGGTAGCATATTTAACTGGAAAATTAGATGTATTAGAAAAGGTAATATTAAATGAAGAACCAAATACAATTTGATAATATTAATTTCTCTAATCCAGCTGATGTGCCAATAATGCTACTTTTATTAATTGCTTGCCAAAATGAAGAATTTACAGAAAATTGTAAAAAGTATTTAAAAGAATATAAAGAAAGGAGAAAAATATGAATGAAAAAAGAGAAAAAAGAACCGTCTTGTGAAGGTTGCATACATTTATGTAATTATCCAGATGGAACTAACAGATGCAATTATCCAATGAGTGTTGAGAAACTTTGTTTGGAGAGTTATGATAGGATTTATAAAACAGAAAGGAGAACTAAATGAATTATCCAAATCAATTTTACCCACAACCAAATAATTATATGGGTTATATGCAACCACAATATCAGAATTTACAAGCTCAACAAAGACAAGAGCAATTAAATCAAGTCTTTGCTAATTCTTATAACTATAATTTTACAAGAGATAGAGCTGAAGCAGAAAATTGGCCTATAGCTCCTGGTAACAATTTAGTATTCAGAGATCAAAACGGAACTCATTTTTATACTAAGAGTTTAGGATATGGACCAAACGAAAAACCAATATTTGCAGTTTATAAACGAGAAGATTATGTTGAGCCCGTCCAACAAAATGTTGAATCTGTTGAACAGAATCCTCTCAAAGAAGAATTTGAGAAATATCAGAATTCTACAAAACTTGAAATGGATTCACTCCGTTCAAGTATAGAAGAATTAAAAGAACTAATTAATCAGAAACCTTCTTTTAATAATGGAAATAATAAACCATATAAGAAAGGAGGTAGAGATTAATGAATAATCCAATGATTAACATGTTATTTAAAGTAATGCAGTCTCGTGGAATTAATTTACCACAAAATATAGATATGAATAATCCCAATGCGATTATTGATTTTTTATTAAAGAATGGTAAGATTTCACAAGATCAATACAACAGAGCATACCAACAATATCGTAATATGGTTAGCAATAATAATTCAAGATAACTTTGGTTTCAATACTTATCGAGAATTATTTAGCCGGCCAAATAATTCAAAATGAGTATTAAACATATAACAAAAATAATAATACTTATGGAGGATTTAATTATGATTAGTACAAATGATAACATGGTAATGCCCGTTAGTCCTATGATGGGATACGGAAATGGTAACTGTGATGGTTTTGGTAATGGCGGCTGGGGTATGTGGATCCTGCTTTTCTTACTCTTTGGTCTCTGGGGCAACAATGGCTGGGGCAATGGCTTTGGCAGTAATGGGCAACTTTCGTACGACTTCCCTTGGTTGCTTAATGGCCAGAATAATATCAATGCTAATACTAACAATGGCTTTAGAGATGCTATGATTAATGACGGTATTGGTAATATTCAGAACAGTATTACTAGTGGATTTGGCGACATCCAGAATAGTCTCTGCGGTGGCTTTGCAAATGTCAATGCTTCTATTAATGCTGCTCAGAATAGTATTGCTAACCAGCTCTATACAAACCAGATTTCAGATCTTGAGAGAAGCTTCGCTAATCAGACAGCAGTTACAGGTCAGATGACTGCGTTAGCTAACGGTCTTCAGAATTGTTGTTGCGAGAATCGTGCTGGATTGGCCGATATTAAATATACAATTGCAACAGAGAATTGTGCAGACCGTCAGGCTATTAGTGATGGGCTTAGAGATGTTCTTGCTGCTAATACTGCATCAACTCAGAGAATACTCGATCAGCTTTGCCAGGATAAGATCGATGCTAAGAATGATGAGATCGCAAGACTTCGTCAGGAAGTAGCTATGAAAGATCTGGCAGCATCTCAGACAGCTCAGAATGCATTTATTGCACAGGGATTAAATAGTGAAGTTGACGCTTTGTACAATAGGTTAAAGAATTGTCCAGTACCTTCACAGCCTGTTTACGGTTCGCAGCCAATATTTACATGTCCTACTAACTATTATAACAATAATGGTTGCGGTTGCGGATGTGCTGGTGTAGCATGATTCAAAATGAGTAGTAAAATGTAACTATTAACAAATAATATTTAAACCCTTCTAAATTGGGCTAGGAGAGGAGTTGTTATTTATGAAAAGGGAACATCCAGCAAATTATGTTGATTTAACAGGACAAGTTTTTGGACAATTAACTGTTCTTGAAAGATATGGAAGTACACCTAATGGATCTGCACTTTGGTTATGCCAGTGTTCATGCGGGAATACAACTATACAAAGGACAGCAGATTTAAAAAATGATAGTATAAAAAGTTGTGGATGTCATCAAAGATTAACTGCTTTTAAGCACGGACAAAATAATACTAAACTTTATCAATCGTGGGAATGTATGAAGGCAAGATGTAATAATCCGCATAACATAGGATATAATAATTATGGTGGTCGTGGCATACAAGTTTGCGATGAATGGAATAATTTTATACCATTTATGGAATGGGCTAATGCAAATGGTTATGAAGAAGGTTTAACATTA